CGGATGTTTCCGCCGACCTGCATTTCTTCACCGTTAAAGGTCAAAAACTGCTGTCTGAGTACCGACACGCTGTCCTTTGTGAGCATATCGAGTGTGATTTTTTCTTTAAGTTCCATTATTTTTACCTCCGTTATTTAATTTTGTACAAGCAAATCACATTAATTTGCTCGCCGTCTGCAAATGTGTAAGCCGTCTTATCCTGAGTCGAAAACTGTAGCCAAGTGTTATTTTTCGGAATGGCAAATTTAAAGAGCTTGCCAAGGTTTGAAATACCGACACAAAAAACATTGTCCTCGGAAATACATTTGTACGGCAAATCAATCAGCGGACACATGCTATTGCCGGCAAGAGATACTGCGTTCATTTTGACCGTTGCACTGACGATTACGATGTCACCAATCGTCTTATATGTACAGTTTGCACTTTTGATTTTATCGGTGACGGTTGAATAAGGTGTAAGTGTTGATGTTCCGCTTTCAATATTCGATGAATCGTATTTAGTCGCCAAGGCGGTTTCATCTGCTTTCACAAGCAGAGCGTTGTAAACTGCTCCGCTTGTCAGATAACACGGGCTGTTATTTTTGGGTTCATCATCAAACGGCATTGAATTGAGCTTTTGGGCAAGTTTTTGGTCTGTTTTTTCCTTCGTATATGCGTCCGTAATTCCGTACCCTGCGAGTGTTGTTGCCTTATTGGCTTTACTCGTAAGGGCGTTACTCACATCGGCTATATTAGCTTTGTTTTTCAGCGTAGCCTCAGTGCTCTGCAAACGGGAATTAATCGAATCGACGTCGCTTTTGTTTGCTTTTTTTGTAAGATTTGTGTCAACCGTATCAAGCCTTGCTCCGAGTGAATTAGAATCGCCTCTTGCCGTGGCTATTTCGGTTTCAAGTGCAATTGCTCCGTCTGTTGCCCGTTCAATCCCCTCGTCCATATGGTTGAGGTTGTCGGCAGTCAGCGGAGTTGCTGTTGAGGGAGTGTTTTCCCAGTTCATTCGTGTGTATTTGTTCAATTTCTATTCTCCTTTCGCTGTGATTTTGTCTGTGAGTGCCTGTATGCCTGTAAGCTCTCTTGACAGCACATATGATGTCACGGTTGCGGTTTGCGGAGTGCCGTCAGCGTTATAGGCATAGTTGCCGTCAGCGTCGGTTACATAATATTTAATCTGTATCATATCGCCAGGTTCAACCCACAATCTACCGTCAATGGTTGCCTCGATAGGCTTATAAATTTTATGGTGTATTCGCTTGCCCGTATCGCCTGAAAACAAATTTTCAAACTTATGTATCCACGCACCGCCTTCGTTATCGTTTTCCTGCCATACAAGAATGTTATCTGTCATATCATAGGTTTTACCGCCTAAAAACTTGTAGCTACGCACCTTTGCGGTTCGTGTAGAACCTCCGATTGCAAAGTCAATAGTCCCGTATGTACCACTTGACTTTTCATCAGCATTGAATACCTCGTAAAAGTCATATTTTTCTGCTTTTGTTGTATCGGTTTCAAGGTTGACAAAAACAATGTTACCGCCTTTTCGGTTATCGGGTTTAACAAAAGCAAACACACCGAGCATTTCCGCTGTATAATTAAGCAATTGACCGTAATTAACCTTTTCGGAATCATCAAGCCATACTTTGTTAAAAATTTTCATATTCTTAACAGTCAGATTCTCAACCTTGTTGATAACCTCGTTAAGTAAACGGTCGGATAAAAAATGGGCATCAGGTTGACCGCATAGGTTAATAAATTTTTCAGAAACCATTGCCAACAGTGCATAGACCGAAATGCCGTCAGAATTGTTATTCCAGAGCTTTTGCAGATAGTTTGTGCAGTCGGTTTCATAAAGCTGTGAAATCACATCATAGGCGGTTATGCTGATTTTGTTCTGATCCGTTTTATTGACCTCGGCTTTGTCAATCATACCGTTAAAAATGCACCACGACTTTGTTGTCACGGCTTCGCCCGGATAGAGAGTGTCGCTTGGATATAATGAACTGCTCGGCAGTATCGGAGAGCCTGACGGAAAAGTTTGTGTCAGCTTAACTAAAATCCAACAACCGACAAGTTTTGAAACATCAAAGGTTCTGCCAACGGTGTTCAGCAGTCCGATTTTAAATTCTGAGGCAATGCAACCGCCAAACTTCAACTTATTTTCGTCACAAATCGACTGTTTAAGGCTCATACTTTCGCTTTCAATGTTGGTTTCGGTGATGACATCAAACTTACTGTCAGATGAAAAGATTTCAAGCTTGTTTGAAATCAGTTCGTTAATGATTTTCTGCTTGTGCGTACTTGAAATAGATAGCAATCTGTCGCCCCCTTAATACTCAATAAAAGTGAAAGTCACGGCATTGTATATAATGTTGTTTTTGGTGATTTTCTTGACCTGATAGGTGATGTCGGGCATATAGGCGGTCATTGTGCGATATGCAAGAAGTTCATCGTCCCAATACTCTACACGGATTTTACGCTGCTGAGAGTTATCCCACGAACTATTCAAAGCATTTCTAATCGACTGCATTTGTGCAAGGGTGAGTTTGTCAACGGTTGTAAACTCAATTTTCGACTTGTAATTTGGCGAAGTTGTTCGGTGCAGAAGATTGTTGCTGTCACGGTATGCCTTGATTTCGGTTCTCTGGAGCGGAGTGCCGTTGTAGTTGTCCTTTGCAATAAGCTCGTGCGGAAACAGCTTACCGCTCTTAGGAAACCTTATTAAATAGCCTTTAAAATTTGCCATGTCATCATCTCCTAACCTAAAACACCGACACCGTGACGCTTTTTGACTGCGTTGTTGCGTTTTACAATGTTGTTAAAAATCACTTCGCCGTCAAGATTTACAGTAAGGTTAATGTCACCGCTGTCACCTGTTGAGCCTATTTCTGCCATAGCCTCAATAAGTGCCTGTTTGATAGTTGAAATCGGCGAAACAACCTCAGCCTCACGCTTGTTATCACCGAGTACAGCAAGAAATTCACCGTAATTTGCAGGAACAACCGTTCCTGTGGCAAGTCGGGGAACTGTGATGTTAGGTAAATTAACATTGCCGTTTATGCCGCCGAGTGCCTCATAAGCAATCTTTGCCGCTGTACTCATTCCGCCTGAAATAGCACTGCCGAGGCTGTTGAACGGATCTATAAAGTTGTTTAAGAAGTTCTGAACAACACCTAAAAATCCGTTCATAGGCTTTTTTACAGCACTCTTGATACCCTCAAAAGCATTTGAGAAAACGCTTGAAATCGGATTGATATGTGTTGAAATAAAGCTAAGCAGTCTTGCAAGCGGATTTTTCAAGGCATATATTCTGTCACGAATGCCGTTTGCAAGACCTTGAACCGTGTAACCGCCTCTTTCATACATTTCTGTTGACGGGGAATGAATTCCCATCGTGGTATCATATTCTGAAAGCACAGTAGAAGCAAGACCGTGACTGTTTTTGACAAGCGCACCTTTGTATGCGTCTGTACCCTCAACAAGACCGAGAACCGTGTTTTTACCTGTATCTTTTGCAGCTTTTTGCAAATTGTTCAAAGATTTCCACTGCGAATTTTGAACATCCGTTGTACTGATAAGACCTGCATTATACGCCATAAGAACAGCGGCGGCGTCTGAATAGTTGCCATTAACAACCTTTTGTACATCTGTAAGGTCATCACCCGTCATAGTCAGTTTGTTCATAGCGGCAACAGCTTTATTTACCGAACTTGTTGCACCGTCAAGAGATTTTGTTTTGCTCTGAATATTCTCGAAGTATTCAATGCCCTCTTTCCATAAAGCGTCGTTTTTAGCACCGCCACCAAAATAGTAATTTTCAAGAGCCTGCATACTTTTGCCGTTTTTCTCAAGCCACTTTTTCAGTTTTTTCTGTTCGTTTTCAAGGTCTTTTTTCTTGTTGTTATAATCTGATTTTGCACTGCTGTATTTCTTTGACGCAAGAATTCGTTCTTTGCTATTTTCAGAAGATAATTCAGCTAATGCGGCACTATTTGCAAGTTGTTGATATTTATCAATTGTACTGTCAATAACCTTTTGCACCTCGGCTAAATCACCATTTAAGTGTACTTTGCCGTCAGCACTGACAGTAACATACTGATTCCACACATCGCTGAAACCGTCAACATTGTTTTTAAAATATGTAACAATGGTTTCAAGCTGTGCCTGCTCTTCTGGACTAAGCGTAGCTTTCTGTAACAGTTCATCAAGTTTCTGTTGGTAACTGTCAACAAGTGTATTGTCTGCATACAAGCTGTCCATTCGTTCAAGAGTGTCTGACAAATTATCCTCAATACCTTGCGTAGTTGTATCAAGCCTTGATTTTATACCGTCAATTTCATCAGCAAATTTTTTAGCTTCGGAATTACTCCAAACAAGCTGATTATATACAGTAACTGCAGTCACAAGTCCGGTGATGGCACCGGCAACGGCTAAGATTGGATTTGCAGAAACAGTTGTCAAAAATAACTCTATAGCATTTTTGACTTTGTCAATTCCGCTTGCAATCGCTTGTCCTGCCTTGAAAACAACAACAGCTGTACCGACTGCAGTAATGCCGCCTGCGATAGCGTACAAGGTTTTGTCACTAATAGATTTAACTATTTTGCTTAACAGTTTCAACGCTCCTGCAAGGGCTTCTACAAGTTTCGGAACTGCTTCTTCAATTGTCCATTTTGCAAGTAGGAGAATATTCTTGTATGCCTGTTTCAGCTTATCTCCGCAGGCTTTGAGCAAATCCCTGAACGCCTGTCCGAGGTTGGCAACAGCTGATACAAGCGGTGACAAATCAAGACTTTCAAGCCATTCAAGGCGAATCTCTGACATATCGCTCAAAAAGCCTGTGATATCTTCAACAATGCCAAGGATTGCTTCCCAAATCTTTTTGCCCGATTCATTTTTGTCCCAAGCCTGTTTGATTTTAGTCCGCAGAGTTTTGGTGTAGTTGTTACAGTTTTTGATGATATTCAGAATATTAGTCCAAATTCTCTCACCAGTGCCGTTATTCCAAACTTTGCGAAAATCCTCTGCAATCGTGTTTACAAGTTCAAGCAAGCTGTTCCATTTGTCGATAATGGATTGCACAACCTCGTCACCAAGTCCTGCCTTATTCCAAGCCTTTGTAAACGCTCCCGAAATATCACCGATGATGTCAAAAACATTTTTCAAAAGCTGTTTGATGTTTCCAACAATCTTTTCGCCTGTGCCGTTTTTCCACACTCTCTTCCACGATTCACCGATTGAAACAAAAGCATTTTTCAGATTATTCAAGGCTCTTTTAATGCTGTCAAAAACCTTGTTTGTACGCTTTTCAATCGCTGTTGCGGCAGTATCAAGTGCGTTAACTGCGGCTTTAGAGGATTTCTTTGTGGGGCTGTTTACTGCTGTGCTGTCATCTGACGAACTGTTTTCAAGGCTCATCACATTGAGCCTGTCAAATCCTTGAAGATTGTCTTTAATTTCCTTTGTCTTTTTCGATGTTGTGGCAAGTGCAGAGTTTGCACTCTTTGTTTCATCGGCGAGGTCTGTCATTTCAGAGCTTGCGGAATTTGCGGAATTGTCGGTTGCAGATGAATAGCCGAAAACCTGTTTCGTAAAGCTTTTGAATTTTTCCGTTGCAACATCTAATTTTTCGATAAAGGAATTAAGATTTTTTAACAGCGGAGAAAACACATTGATAAGACCTTGACCGAGTGTAGCTTTCAGGCTGTCAAGTCGGAGCTGTAAAATTCTTGTCTGATTCGCCCAACTGTCTTGCGTTCGGGCAAAGTCACCTGTCGCATTGGCAAGCTGGTCTTGCACAAACTTGTAACGCAATGTTACTTTTTCGGCTTCGGTCATTTTAGCTGTGGTCTTACCATAGCCGTTTGCAAGGGCATAACTGTCAAGGGCGGTCTGTGTCATTACAATACCTAAATCTTTTAAAGTTTCGGTTTCGCCCGAAAATACTGATTTAAGTTTTGTATAGGCTTCGTCCTGTCTGATGTTGTAGAATGAAGCAACATCGCCTGCAAGTCCTGTCAGCGTGGTTGACATATCATAGGCTTCTTTCTCTGTAAAACCGAAAGCCTCAGCCATTGAGCCGAAAGTACCGACATACCGCTTTGCCATTGTTTCGGACAAACCAAAAGAATTAGCTGCACTTTTTGCCCACTTGTCAACCTGTTTGGTCATTGCCGGAAAAGTAACATCAACAACATTCTGCACCTCCGCAAGGTCAGAACCAAGCTCAATGCACTCTTTGCCGAAATTTGTAATGGCATAAGTACTGAAAGCAACAGCGGCAGTCTTTGCAAAGGTCTTAAGCTGATTTTTTACCCTTTCGATTGATTTGGTAACAGTAGTATTAACCTGTGCCAAACCGCCGTTAAAACCCGATGTATCAAGTTTCGTGTCAAAATTCAGATAACCGTCAACCGCCAAATTTTCACATCCTTTCATTTAAAAATGGGCATAAAAACAGCGCACACCGTTATGATGTACGCTAATAAAATTTTGCAAAAGAACAGCCACCCCGTTTGGAGTGGCTTTTTTGTTATTGTAATACTATTGAATCAATTATTGCCGATAACAGAGTTTCATCTTCCTCTGAAATAGGCTCGGTTGAGGAATAAGAAAAATTGTATGCACCGTCATTCCATAAAAAAGCATAAGTGTGTGCATATACACCTTCCATTTTATACGAAAATTCTATTCCATAACACGATGCTATTTCTAAATATTTTTTGCTGGATAATTCAAAGTCCCTATCACCTTTCATTCCCTCCACAATACTATCTAAAAGTTCATTAGCCTGCGATTCGGTGTATAAAAGAATATCGTCACTCAATTCCGTATAACTTACAAGAAGATTATCATTTTCTGGACTTTTGTGATTAAAAATCAATCCGCTTGTACCTTTTGTTTCAAACTGTGACGGAGTACAGTATTTAATATCTTTTAAGGTGTTTTCGATAGCTAAATCGTACTCTGCCTTTGTTGTTTCCTGCACCGTTGTGGGAATTTCTGTCGTCACAGGTTCAGTGGTTTCAGCCTTTATATCGGTGTTTGAACTGCTTTCCGCTGTTGTACCGCAACCAACAAGCGATACTGCAAAAACTGCGGTTAATGCTAACGCTATGAGTTTTTTCATCATTCATCCTCCTAAATGTTAAAATAATATAGTTTTTACTTAATCATACACTAACATTTAGAGAATGTCAACAATATGTGATAAGATACTACACTACACAAGCGAATTTATGAAGTCAAGTTCTTCTTTATCTTCGGCTGTGAGTTTGGGCTTTAGGTCGATAAGTTCTTTATGTTCATTGTAGAAATCCCGTTCGGTTTTGTCGAGCTTCTTATGCTTTGCCTTTTTGGTGCGTATTGAAATCACCTGTGTAAACAAGCCGTCGCCCACTTCATTGAACAAGCCGAGAAAAGTCCACCAGTGCATATAATCGACTGTGCGTGTTTCCGCTCCTGCAACCTTATTGAGAGCAGGGAAGATTATATGTCCGTCCTGTTCCCAATCAAGCACCCTGACGGGCATTTGTCGGCTTTGCGGAATATCTCCGCCGTCAAGATACCAAGTTGCCCTGTCAAGTGCCTTTTGGTAATTTTCGGGAATCTCCTTGTAAAGGCACTCGACACACACTCGGCATTTTTCAAAATCGTTCAGATCATCGTCTGCATAGGCTTTGAAAATCAGCAGAGCAACACGGAAGTCGGAATTGATTTCGTAGTTTCTGCCGTCAACCTCAAGGCTTTTCGGCAGTAATTCAATCACTTTTTCACCTGTGAAGTGTATTTGCCGACTTTCTCATCGGAAATTTTCTGTGCCGATTCAAAATCAGCCTGCATAACAGGAATAAGCACTTCAAGGAAGTTTTCAAAAATCGGCTTACCGCCCGCAAGTGAAAGACAGTTAATTTCACCAAAGGCAACCGTGCAGACATCCGAACCGAAAATGTAGTTAATCTGTTCTCTGATGTCCTTGTCGCACTCGGTGATAAGCTGAATTGCGTCTGTGTTTTCAGCTTTTTCAGCGTTTTCATACTTCTTCTGAATCTGCTCAATATTCTTGACTGCCTCGTTGAGCCTTGCAAGAATGCCCACATCCGCGGTATTGATACGGATTACTGCGTTTTCGTCATCGCCAATCTGATACTCCTTGTAACCTCTGTCAAAAACAAGTTTCTGCATAAATCAATCCCTCCTCAAAGATTAAACCGTTGCGGTAAAGGACGGCACTTTCTTCTCAATTGTAGCCGTACCCTGCTGTCTGTCGCCGTTGAATGCGATATTGAACGGAATGTTCACACCGCCCTGAGCACCGCCGTAGGACTGTGGCTTTACGATACAGGTTTCAGTCCAAGCGTCATACGGACCTGTCTTCTTATCAACAAGGACTTCAAGAATTGCAGTCTTGCAGTCGTCGCCTGTAAGGCGGTTCATTGCAATATCCTTAATCTTTTCATAGATTGCATCGCCTGTATTTGCGTAATAAGTGTCTGCGTCAATTGACGGTTCATAGCCGTTATCGTTTACAACGGTTTCATCAAGAATGTTCTTGACTGTTTCTGTGTCGGGGTTGAGTTCAACGGACATATCTTCAATATCTCTGCCAATCAAAAACCACTTAGGGGTTTCGCCTGTGCCGAACGAAGCGTCAATGTAGTGCATAAGATAACTTCTTTTGAGTTTACCGATATCGGGTGTTGTTGCCATAATTAAAATTCCTCACTTTCGATTTTGTAATCTGCGGTAATCTGTAACTGATACATTACATTACCAATTAAATTGCTGTCGGGTATGTCATAAAGCATACCGTTTGAACAGGTTATTTTTGTGAGCGTACCTGCAAGCTCATTGTCGCCAACCGTTACGGTCAGCGTTTGCCCGTTCACCTGTTTTTCAAGCCACAGCTGTAACTCGTTAATAAGTCCGCTGTTGGCAAGTCGGTCATAGTCATTAACTGACTGATAAACAGCGTACAAGATGAATGTGTGCTGTCGCTCCTGATTACCGAGAACATCGGATTTAATCAGCGTGTCGCCTGTCGGAGATAAGCCGTAGCTGTCGGTGTCAGGGGTTGTGTAGTCAATGTGCAGAACATCGTTCAGCTTTGGAAAGCTCATCACAATGCTCTGCATAAGTTCAATTATGTTCATTCTGCCGTACCTCCTGCCACTTTAGCAGCACCCTGTAAAATCTCTTTTTTACGGTCGGCTTTCATTCGTTCAAACCACATCTTGCCGGCAAGAGGGTGCTTTGCCCGAGAATAAACAAGCATTTTACCTGTGGGGTGTTTCTTCTGTCCTTTAGGGCTGAAATAGCCCACAATAACACCGTTTTCCTTAATCGGGATATTAGGACCGTAAACCTTGCCGTAGTAGAGATACCTCGCATACGGTGTGTTCTGATGAATTTCGCCCGAGCCTATAACCGTTGAGAGGGTTGCCGACTTTTCAAGCACACCGTTTCTGAATGGTGTATAGGGTTTCATCAATCGTAAAACCGTGCTGTCAACATACTTTTGCACCTTTAACACATCGGCATTTTTGCGGACTGCAAACTTTTTATCCCAAAGGAAACCTGCCGTTCCGTTTTTTGACCTAATGACAAAATCGGGCGGTTGAACAATCCTCATACAATCACCTCGCCGAAATTTTGATGTGCTGTAAATCGGTTACGCCGTAGAGCTTTTCATCAATCGACATAACCGCATAGCACCTGTGTTTTTGCTTTAGCGTTTTAAGGCTTTGTGACACGCTCTGATGGTTTGAATTATCAAAGGTAAAATTACTCTCGCCCTTAATAATAATGTCCTGTGCGCTGTTCTGAGGGGTGCATAGCTGACCTGCAAAAAGGTTTTCGCTCGGCTTTAAAAAGCCGGGCAAAAGCCCTGCGGATTCAATCGGGATATACACCGTCACGCTGTCAGCGTTCTGCATTCCGCTTTTAAGCACATTGCGAGCCTTGTTCTCCTGCCAATGACATTCGGGAATGAAATATCGGTCATAACCCGAGCCGTTGAATCTGTAGATTGTGCAGGAGCTTTCAGGGGTAATAATCATCTGCGACCACCTCTGTACAGCAAATCGGTGTCGGCAAGATACTTGTAAATTGTGTGTCTGACAGCCTTTTTATGGGCGGTTTTACGCTCTTCTTCGGACACATAGCTTACGGATTCATCACCGACGCTTGCAGATGAAATTCCTGAATTTGCGGACTGCTTTTCATCGTTATATACAAGCTCTGCAAGCTCACAACAGCAGAGTTTTACGCTTTCGGGAATATTGTTCCCGTCAACATTTTCGCCTGTGTATGCCTTAATGAGCAGGGTTGCAGAGCGTGCATAATAATCAAAGGCGGAAACAATGACCGCCTTTCTGCCACAGAGATATTCAGAGATGTAATAGCCTTCATTGGCATAAGCGGTCATAGTAACACTCCTTTAAGCCTCTACAGCTGAATGGCAGTAGATACCTGCTTTTTTATTCTCGTAAACATCGGCAATACCGACCATACGATAACCAAACTTCCAACCGTCAGAACTCTGATTAACTGACGGCTCAATAACCTTTGTGTCAAGGTGCTTTGTGAACTGAATCGGAGCAGAGCCGTGAATAATCATAAAGTTGATATTCTTGCCCGAAGTCGCCTTTTTGTAACCGCCCTTTTCCTTGCTTGAGGATGTGCCGTCAAGCTGTTCAATTGCTGTATAGAATCTTGACTGTGGCACAAGTGTGGTATCTGCAAAACGGCTGAGAACCTCCCTTGACTTTGTTGTATCAAGATCCTGCACAAGACCGTAAAGCGGTGATGTGATGAAAAGGTGTCTGTTCTCGAAAGGAACTTCGTCCTCATCCATTTTTGTTGAGGCTGTGCGGAGAGCCTTTACAACCTCTTCGCCTGTTGTGAGAGTTGCACTCACGGACGAAATACCGCTTGTACCGGCATACTTTGCAAAGCGGAAAGCGTCAAGCTCGGGAACAACCTTTGTGCGGATAAACTCGCCCGAAAGTCTGCCGAATGCAATGCCTGCCGTTTCTGCATTATCCATTGTGTCAACCGTGAACATTCTGCCACGGTCAAAGTTACATTTCACGGTTTCGTTCGTAAGCTCAACATCGCCGTCAACATAACCGCTGTTGCGTGAGTAGTCTGCAAGACCGTCCATTGTGAGCATCGGAATGATAAGCTCGTTTGCGTTAGCGCCCTGTGTTGCAAGGTCTGACGCACCGTCAATTTTGCTTGTGAGTGCCGACTGCTTATAGACCTCATCAAGCAACGCTGTGTACTGCTTAAAAAGTGCAATTGTGTTTGCCATAATAAAATCACCTCATAGATTTAATAAAATTATTTCTTTTCGGCAGAAAGTCCCATAGCCGCACGCATTGACGCAAGCGGATTTGAGCCTGTACCGCCGTTACCTGTATCGGTTGCACCGACAGGATTCTGAAAAGGCTCATCAGACCCGAACATATAGCCGTTTTCGGACTTAACCTGTTCGAGAGCCTTTTTGATGTCATCTGCCTGATTTTTAGATGTTTTCAGGTTTTCAAGGTCAAGCAGAGCCTTGACAGCCTTTGCATTTTTCGCACCGCTCTTTGAAACAGCGGTGTCAAGAACAGAGTTAAACTCCATATCGGCAATTTTTATCTGATACTCGTTTTCCTTTGTTTCAAGTTCGCCGTTGAGCTTTTTGATTTCGCCCTTGAGCTCATCCACATTGACACCCTCAAACTTTTTGAGTGCAGTCTGCGCAGTTTCAAGCTGTGACTTGTAGTTGTCCCTTGATGTGCGGAGCTTTTCAACCTCTGACACGGTTTTGTAATTATCCGCAAAGGCTTTTTCAAAGTCTACCTTTTTATCTTCGGGAACTGTAAAGCCGATTTCGGAGAGAAGTGTGTGTATATTCTTCATAGTAAATCCTTTCTGCATTGCTTGTATTCCGCTTTGCTTGCGGTAGAAATTCAGCCGTTAAACCAACGGCAGGGTAAAATAAAAGCACCTATGCAATCAAATGCAAGGGTGCTTAATCTGCTTTTTCTGTTTTAACTGTTTTTTCTGCTTTGGTTCTCGGCTTTTTGGGAGCGTCAGACTTGACCTCTTCAGCAAAACCGCCGTCAATGAGTTGTTTGGCTCGTTCGTTAGAACATTCAAAGACTTCATTTACAGGTCGGGTAACATATCCGTTCTGTCTGTCGTTAAATGCTGTTGTTACTCTGATTTTCATTCTGTCACCACCTTTCTAAACCGGTCAAAATCGACGGGTTTAACTGTTAATCTTTACTCTTAAATGTAATCGGCAAAATCTGTTTAGGCAGGAAGTTAATTTCATAACGGTATTTGTCCACTTCTGCACCGCTTATGTCCTCTACAACATACATAGTTTCATCATTAAGACCTATGATATGCTTTTTGTATTCACCCTTTCCCGTTTCGCAGACAACCTCAATTTGGTTATCGTCATTATCGACCTGTAATGAAAAAGCGGCAACAAGTTCAAATGACGGCTTATCGGTTCTTGTGTTAATAACCGTAAGCCTGCGTATCACATTGAAATTGTCTGCTTCCTGCGAAACATTGTACGATACCTGCGTTGCCTCGGTACAGCCCACAGTAAACAGTACGGTTGTTGCAATCATAACTACCACAAGTACAATTGCTAAAATTCTTTTTCTCATAGTATCAAACCTTTCTTTGATTAATAATAAAAAAGCACTCTGATCTCTCAAAGTGCTGATTCGATGTGTTAAGTTTTGTCTTGGTAAGTTACAGGCAAGTTAAACAACAAAACCGCCCTTTTTACGGAGCGGTTAGATAAATGGGTCATTGCTAATATAGCCGTCTTCTATTAAGCTTTTAAATATATGAGCTTGTTCTTTTTCAAAAGCAGTCAGGTTTTCAGAAAAACCTATTAATTTGTACCTATGTTGTCCATTAACTACATACGGTTCAAAAACTCCAATTCCAGAAGAGAAAAAAGGTTTCTTAATAAGATTAAGGTATTTTTTATATTCAACAACTACTGATTTTGGTGCATTATCGTTTATCAAAAATGCACATCCGTATTGAATAGTACCTGTATTATCAATAGCATATTTTGCACTATGATAAAACCAATCAACGGGATTATCTATCATTGTTCAACCACCTTTAATGTCATAAATCGTTCAGTCTTTTTTTCGTAATTACCTTTATAATCTTTTACAGTTATCTCTCGTTCTCCAGCGTCAACAACTTCATATGTTGTATTCTTATCAATCAAAAATTCGAATTCAGCAGGACTATCTGAAATTTTGTATAGATAAGCTCCCTTAGTTTCCTTTGGTGCAATAATTTCCAGAGTAGTTCTCGTTGGCTTATCAATTCCACCAAATGCTAACTGTGTATCAGAACACAAGGTTGTGCTGGTAAATCCCTTCTCAGTAAATTTTTTACCAATCATTTTACGCATATCTTCAACCGATGAAGTCGCATTCGTAATAAAATCCACATTCCCCACGGACCGTTTTAATTTTAAAGGTTCGTTCAGCTTGAATTTCGATAGTTCTTTTGATATCTCATCACCAACACCATTAAGGCTACTCACATACTTTTCACCATAGCGTTTTTTAACCTTTTCAAGAGACTCTCCACCTCTTTCAAGAGCGTTGATAATGTCGTAATCACCACCTGTATATCGGTAAATAGAATGGTTATCATCTCGACTGAACGATACATCTTTATTTAGTTCATAATAATCATTCTGCCAATTTTCAAATTCTTCAACATTACTCAAAGACAGTTGTTTTGTTTCTTTAATTATATCATTATTTTCTGCCTTTTCAACAGTTTTTTTCTGAACATCTGATTTCTGACTTGTGCCTGTATCTATTTTTTTACTCTTTTTCTTTGCTTTTTTTGCTTTATCGTGCCACTCATCGGCTCGGGTTTGGGCAATGCGTTTATTGTCCTCGTCAAGACTGTATTCGGCACGGTGGTCAAAGCGTTCTGCCTTTTTCGGGAGTTTTGAGCCTAAAGCATTTTTGCCGTTTACGGTTACTCTTTCCCATTGTTCGGGAAGTCCCATAGCTTTTGAAAACTTTACATATTCGTCCTGCCTTTGAAAGTATCTGACCTTTGCACCTGTGATTGTGTCATAGTCTGCACCGCCCTGTGTAAGCAGTTCAATCTTCTGTCGGTCGGCACGCATTGCGGTTTCAAGCTGTCTTTGCTTCTGCTGTGCCTCATATGCCGTGTACTCTTTGCCGTTATACTCTTTCGGGGTGTTCTCCTCCTCGTTCATACGGTCAAGTTCTTCATCGCTGTATGTCGGGGTATCAATGCCCTTGATAAACGGCGAATAGCTGTGATAGCAATTCGCACCGCAAAGACCTGTGACCGTACCCAATCCGCAGACGGTTTCAAGCTCCTTTTTGCTGTACACTCTGCCCTGCCACACCTGATGTGTCGGTCTTGCACCACGGTGATAGCTGACCTCGAAATATTCCGTGCCGAGCTGTTCGGCATTGTCCTCGTTGACCTTTGCGACAACCTGATTAAAGCCTGTCATCAACGCCCTGCGTGCCGCCACATCAACACGATTGCTCCAACCGCTTGCATAATCAACGGTACGCAATCCACTGTCGGTCATAGCTTTAACCGCTTTTTTAAGGACTGTGTTATAATCAACCGCACCGCTTGCAATCTGCATAAGTCCGTTGTCAAGTGTATCTTGATAAAACTTTGCAAGAGGAGTAAACGAAACCGTGTTGTCGGGATTTCTGACGGCAAATCCGAGTGAGCCCGTGATATTTTTAAATTCGCTTTTGGTCTGATTTTTGACCGCCTTTACAAGTTGTTGCAACTGTTTATTTTCTGCATAAGGAATATACTCTTTGCCCTTGCTTGTATAAAGCTCCTCATTTCTTGCATATCCCGATTTCACGACTTCGTCATAGATTCTGTCGATTTCATCGTCAGACACATCGAGCGTGCTTTGAATAAGGCTGTCTATTTCATCCTTACTCACGCCCAATTCATACAAGCGGTTTATCTGCCAATCGGCGGCAGAGGTTATCTCCTCACCGTTAGCTTTCAAACGCTCCGTAAGGTCGGACATAATATTTAACTGTAAACTGCGGTACAACTGTTCCATAGCCGAGGGCAAAGCCTCAATTTCAGTCGGAGTGAACATTATTCGATAACCTCAGAGGACTGCGGAAGATTCTTTTTCGCTGTCTTTTCGTCCTCTCCATACCATTTCATACGGTACTCATCAGGTCGCATAATACCAAGGTTCAAGTCCTGAATATCCTGCTTGCGTTCGGTTTCTTCATCGGTCAGAATACTGTCCTTGAAATCGCATACAAACGAATAACCGCTTGTTGTCAGCGAATTGTAAAAGGCAAGAGCATACACCAAGTCATCAAGGCAATAGCGAAGCTGTTTCTGAATTGCCGACACGGTGTTGTACTTTCTGTCCTTTGCTGACTTAATCTCCGTAGCAGTCTTTGCAACTGTTTCGGGGTTTGAAAGGTCACCGTATGCAAGACCGACCGCAAATTCAATCATACGCAGATATGTATTCAAGCCGTCCGTAATGTCGGACTGTCGGAACGCAGGCGAAAAATCCTTGAACAGTTCTTCATCGCCCAAATCAACATCAACGGCACGGTACAAACGCCTGTTAAGTCTGTCGGATTTGCCGTCCTTTAATGCGGCAGAATCAACATGAATCGCACGCTCTCCGCTTTCAAATTCCCAGTCAAGCCGTCCGAACTGCATATCGGCTTTCTGAATGATTTCAAGTCCGCTGTCAAAAATCGACATACCGCAGGACGAGCCGTCAATCGTGTTTTTAATCGGCACTCTGAAATAACCGAACGCAGGTCTTTTCATATCGGGATATGTAATCGCAGGCGGTAAGTCTGCCCATTCCTCAATCACACCGAGGGGAATTTCCGTTCCGAGAACTTCGGGAGACGCCGAGCGATAAGCCGTATTCGTAATTGTCAAGCCTTTATCCTTGTCAAGGCTGTGAAATTCAAGCCTTGTGTAGTAATTGTCGCCGATTTTCTTAAATTCGGGGAAAATAACCTTTACAAGCCTGTGCTTTGAATCAAACTCAATCGGCACAAAGGCATTTGCAGAAATGTACTGCACCCTGTCACCGCCCAAAGGCTTGATAACCATAGCACCTGTTGCAAGACCTGACTGTAACTCCGAATTAAGCTCCTCGGTTGCAGTTTCAAACAATTTTGACAGCGTTTCATTTGAGATGTTCACCGTCATTTCGTTAAGCGTAATGTTAGCAAACTCCCTTGTGATTGACTGCTCAAGCCTCAAACTAATGACATTTTCATCAAGCCACGGAGCTTTGCCGACATAGCAGTTTTGCCATATGCCGATAGCCTTTTGCATTTCTGCCGTAATCGCAAGCCGTAAATTAAGCGCCTGCCGAATATTTTCAAGCGGAAACATTCGCCTCCACACTCCTTTCAAAAAATCTATAAGTCCCATTATTCACCTCTGCGTTTCCATACTCTGTTCATTGCATATCTGACAGCGTCAATATGGTGGTTGTCCTTATCGGGATAACCGCTGATAACATTGCCGTCCTTGTCACGCTCGTATTCATAGTCGAGAAACTCCTGTGCAGTATGCGGACAGCGTGTGTTATCAATCACAATCTCCCGTAAAGACTGCAACCACTTCATCGAGTAAACAACCGAACCGGGTCCTTTTTCTGCCGAACGAGCCATTAAACCGTCAGCCCTGTAATCGCCGACTGACTTCTGTTCTGCACTGTCGCAAGTGATTAAATCATTGCTTGTAACTCCGTGCTTAGTTCTGAGCAATTCGGCTGTTTCCCTGTTGCTTTTTTTGTTGCAATGTTCCTCGTCAAAAATAATGAGCTTGTGTTGACTTGGAATATAAGTCATACAATCATAGGCAAACGGATCAGGATGCCAGCCCCAGTCAACACCTCTGTACAGTCGGTCAAAGGTCTGAATTTCGTCATCTGTGACCTCACGAATAACAACATTATCAAATACATTGCCGCCTGTGCCGTTAGCAATGCCCATATACTCGTTTTCATAGGCGGTAGGGTTTGTTTCTTTCAGGAACTCTGCGTCATCTATAAACGGCTTTCCAAGCCATTTTGACGGTACTGTAAGGTATGTGCTCTCAATAACAAGCCTGTCTTGACGGGGAATTTTAATATACTTGTTTGCCCAGTTCTGTGCAGATTTCGGAGGGTTGAACGATTTAAATTTAAAAGCCGTGTCACCGCCACGAATCACCGACTGTTCAATCTTTCTGACAGCTTCCTCACCCGTGAACTGGTCAAGTTCTTCAAACCACACAACGCCGATATAGCCGAACGGTACTTTGATTGATTTAATCTTGCCCGGATCATCTGCTCCACGGAAGTATATTTTCTGTCCTGTGCTTACCCTCGTGATTTCGAGAGGTGACACGGTGCAGTTAAACTCGCTTTCAAGACCGAGAGCAGAGATTGACCACAAAATCTGCTGATACACCGAACTGCGCAGAGTGTCGGCTACCTGACGAAAAATACAGGCGTGCATATCCTCGTTCTTCATAAGCAAATCAATAACATTCAGACTGACGAAAGACGATTTTGTTGAACCTCTTCCGCCGGGGAAAACATATTCCGAATGTTCTTTACCCTCAATATCAAAAAGCACCGACGAAAACGACGGTGCAACCATATTAGCCGGTATTCCTTTGTACTCCGAACCGTCACTCTTTGGCGGTTCAGCCTTTTTGCGTTCAATGTCGAGATAGGCATTGTCGAGCTTGATTTTATGATTTTCAAAAACATTGTCACGGATAATATTTCTTAATTCTTTAATGGAATTAACATCACCTGTTTTAGCCTTTTTGAGAAGTGCCGCATTTACAACGAGCAAATTATTGACCAAATCTTCGTCAATCTCATCAACATTAATTCCCATATCAATAAGCATTTCCCAGTCGGCAGGAGTGTTGGCAGGCAACGAAAGTAACATATCCATAACCTGTTTCATACTCTTTTTACGGCGGCGTGACTTGCCCGAAGCCTTACCGCCCTTTGCTCCGTTTTTCACGGCTTCATCACGGCTTTGGTCAGATGTAAACGGTATTAAATTTTTCTCATTGGGCAATCACCTCACCTCTTTTATCTGATTTTCCCTCACAACACAAAACCGCCCACAGCTGGAACTATGAGCGGTCTGTGCAATTTTTATCTTAGGAGAGTTCTACATATGTCCTGTTTGTCAAACTTTCATAATACCATTATACGCAGGGTGAGGGTGACATTCAATGACATTCCAAAATAATTTTACGAGAAATCGAACTTTTTTCGGAACGCCTGTAACGCTTCGCCGTGCAATCTCAGAGTATGCCTTACGCTCATTTCCATACTCTCGGCAATATCCTCCCACCTCTGACAATTTATGTAATACTCGGTCAAAATTGCAATGTAACGGTAATCGTCAAGTGCGTTGATTTTACTGCGGATTTCAGTTTTCAACCGCACAAGATTGTCAATTTCCCGATTGATTTCAGTCTGCAGGTCTGCAATCCTGTCAACAATCCGCATAGGGTCATTCACTCCTGATGTCTTAACAGGCTCGTTCTGCTTAACCGATACCTGTGCAATATTCAGCCTAAGTTTCGACAGCTCGTGTTCCTTCGTTCTGATCAGCTTATCCGAAACCCTGACCGAATATAAATAATCTTTAACTGTCAATCCGTATCACGCTCCTGTTTCATTTTTGCACCGCAATAGGGACAATATGGATACAAATCAATGTCCTCGTAAAAAGTGAGAAAGTTGCCACACTCAGAACATAAATAATTTGCATAACCGACACCCTCGCTGTCATATTCCCAACTTCCGTGCTTAATCTCTTGCATATCACACACGGTTGCTTCGTTGGGTTTACTACCGTCAACTTCGATAATATGCTTAACTGTTTCGGCATTTCGTTTTGAATTAAAGTATATCGTGTTTACACTACCGTCTGCGAACGGTATATCCAAAGCATAATCACCGGATACCTCACGGATTTTTAATATTTCTCTCATCATTTTTCACTCTTCTCAACAGGCTGATTCCAACAACTATAACAGCTAATATACACGTCACCTTTTTTTGTTTTTGCACAACCCGAAACAGCTCCTAATTTTTTTAGGCAAACCTTTGGTACTCCGTGATCAAGCTCTGCGTTCGGATAGTTCTTCAAGAACTCCGTAAGAAATGTCTTTTGCGGATGTTCGTCACTCCACTTCTGAACAACTTCGATTGCTTTTTCGGGATAATATATTTCAAAGGTTGGACACGATAAACCTTCACCGTTGTTATTACTACACAAAGGACAGTTGCTACACTTAATTTTACACAGTCCGTTCTTTGTTCTTTTCGTCATCCGCAACTTCTCGGTGAAGTAGTTTGTAGTTTTCGTACAATCAATCATTTTCTTTATTCTCCTTTAATTTTTCGGTTATTCTTTTGGTTAAGCCGTTTTCGTTGGTTAGGCATTCTAAGGCTTGCAGGGCGTTGATTATGGTTTGCTCGTTGGTTTGGGACTGATACATCTTACGAACGAAGTCGGCGCTTTTCTTTACATTATCCATAATTCTTTGTGAGAGCATACGGTATTCGTCTGCGTCGTTTCTGTCACGCTTATACTCCGTTCTGAGCTTGTCCTGCCATTCAAGGCAGATGTTTATATCCCAACCTTTATGACGGTTGTTGTAGCCTACCTTTGCAAGCCTTGAAAAGTATTTATATTCGGGTGGAGGAAAGCTTGAGTAATCAAGCTGACCGTCAATCGCCTTATCTTCAAGCTGTTCAAATACCTGTGGATTGCTGAAATCATATTTTTTCATAATATACCTCTTTCGGAGGGTAGTGGAGGGTTTGGGGCATTTTTAAAGAACCCTTTCTATATATAATATTATTTATTTTTTCTTATACGAAAGGTTATAAAAACCCTCAAACCCTCCACCACCCTCCACCTCAACATTCTTTAAAAAGTGAAATGCCGTTGAAAAAGTTATAGTTCTTGCCTCTTACCTTTTCAAATCGTTTGGCAAGCTCGGTGCTGAACTTGGTGTTTGACATACGATATTCATTGTTGCTTTCCGCCCAATCCGTATAGGCGGCATAGAGCGTGCTTGCCTGAACCGAGCCCTCTAACACACATTTATCCTCAATGAATGCCGAAATAACATCCATTTCCCGCCTGTACTCTCTCACGGTCTGAAGAACGGCAGACGGCATTTTTAAGCCCTCTTTCTGCCACAGAATACAGCCGTCAATGCACCATTTAAAAATTGCGGTCATTTCTGCCTTGAGCTTATGCGTAAGGTTCTTATCAACCTTATCCTCGGGAATCTGAACATTGAACGGTATCATATGTATTCTTCGCCATATGCCCGTGTCAGTACCTCTGATAATCGGTTTATGGTTTGTCGCCATCCACAGCTTGAACTCGGGCTTGAACTCAAACTCTTCACTGTACAGCTTTCTTGCCGTTACGGTATCATCCCCCGTAAGCTGTTTGAGAAGTCCCTCATTGAGCCTTACGCCCTCGTTCGGCTCAACAGAGGTAACGAGCCTTGCTCCCTTTAATCGTGCAATGTCGCTGTTTATGGCACTACTCTGAGAGTTTCTTACCATAATTGTTTCAGGCTGAATGTTTGCGGCATAATCGCCGAATACATCACGGATAACATCAATGAATGTACTCTTGCCATTTCGTCCCGTGCCGTAAAGGAAGAATGCACATTGTTCAGCCGTTGATCCTGTCAGGCTGTAACCGACCGCCTTTTGAATGTAGCGAATAAGCTCCTTATCGCCTGCAAAAATATCATCAAGAAATGCAAGCCAACGGGGACACTCTGCCGTTTGAGAACAGTCAACCGAAGTAATCTTTGTGAAATAATATTCGGGATTATGCGCCCTCACTTCGCCGTTTTTAAGGTTGATTATTCCGCTTGGGGTATTTAATGCCATGCGGTATTTATCCATTTGTGCCGGAAGCACGGGGATATGGTGTTCAATCTCGTTGAGCATTGCTTTTTTTGACTTGTTGGAACGGCTTGCTTTCATATGCTTTTCAAATGCTTTCGACATATCTCCGCCGCTTTCCTCATCAGTCTGCAAGTATAGCTTTGCCTCGGCTTTCATAGCCTCAACGCTCTTGTCTGCCATTCTTAACACAACTCCGATATTATCAACACACCACTTCATAGAATTGTAGTAGTACCATTTTTTCTCGGTGTAACAATACCTTACGCTATCGCCGAATAAATCAACAAACCTATCTGCGTTGCCCATATCATCAAAGGTGTAGGCACGCATTTTTTCTTCATCAACCGCTTGAACAGCCTTGCCGTCACCGATTGAAATTGAGTAATCGTTATGCTGTTTTGGGTTATAGGTCTGCGTACAGCCCGACACAGCCTTTTGCAGGGTTATAATGCCGTAGGTTGTACCGGACTGCTTTCTGTCCCACTTATCACGCATTAAACCTGATTGTCTGAAAATCGAATCCATCTTGTCGGTATCGCAACCGCACCAAAACGCAAGCATATTGCAGAATGCCATATCAGCCTCGCTCTGTGACGCATAAGCCGAAAAGTCACCGCTGTATAAGGCTCTGAAAAGATTGCCGTTTTTGGCATTGCAGGCAGCCCTTACGATATCGTCAACCGTATTGAGATTAACCTCAATGTTACGGATCTTAGGCTGTGGCTCTGTTGCCTTGCCGAGATATTTTGAATGTAACGGCTTTATGCTTTCGGTGCAATCGTTTATGTACGCATATGCAGAGCAGTAATCGCCTGTCACAACGAAAAATCTGCCGTTTTCGTACATTTCAAAGCCGCCCGAATCATTCTTAGCCTTTCTTCTGCCCTCGGGAAGAGTTCCCTTACAGATTATGTGAACGCCTGTTTTGCTCTGAGAAAACTCGGTATAACTCTGCAAAGTGTTCACAAACTCGCTGATTATGTTGTCAGCTCCGCCGTTTTTGTAGTCCTCAATATCGTTTGGCATATCATCAAGGTCAACACCGAAGAACGGTGAATTTGAGAACATAAAGCCTATGCCTGAATATTTGACGGATTCTCTGACTGCTGTTTCAAAGTCTGACCAAGTGTCCGAGTTATTCGGCATTGCAAAGCCACCCGTTCTTGGATTTATCGGTTTCTTTGAAATTCCGCTGTGCGATTTCGGATCTGGATATGACTGCCAGCACACCCAGTTTTTATAACCTTTCAATTCCTCGGGAACTGCAAAATATTTATTTTTATTTGGGTTTAAATTTGTAAAGCCCATTTTTTCACCTCCATATATGGGTATAAATACGGTGAAAATTGCATTGTTTTATGCAATTCCCGAAGAAAATTTTTTGAAATCAGAACGGTAAATCATCGTCAATCGGCATATCAACAAAGCCCTGATTTGCTGTCTGTGCAGGCGCATAACTCTGCTGTGGCTGTGCATAGGCTGTTGCCGTTGAACTCTGCGACTGCTTGAAGGTATGCTTTACTGTCGGATACTTTGTAGGATTGAGCCAGCTTACTCGCTCTTGCATTTTACCGTTGTATTCTTCGTGCTTAACGGTTACACGAACAGGCTTTTTCACAAGCTCACCGAGGAACTGTTCAAGGCTGTCATAGTCCTTGCCGTCGGGAAGTCCTGCCGCCTTGCCGAGAGCCATAACCTGATTAAAGCCGTATCCGTTTACCTGCATATCGTTCTCGGTCGGTTCTCTGCGTTTCCACAAGGTATGGAAGATATAACCGTTTTTGTACCCCTGCTCAACATCGTTTCGGATAACGAACGAAATGTTCAGGCAGGTTTTTTCCTCGCCTTTTGAATTAGTGTAGTCACGCTCCTCTGCCTTTGCTATAAGACACTCATAATCGCCCTCGGGCTTGAGTGAATCAGGCTGTGCCGCCTCGCTCCAATTTGCTTTAAATCCCATAATTTTACTCCTTTGTAATTAACTCTATCGCCTCATTGGCACTTCTGCACACTCCTGCAACAGCACCGTTGAGTTTCATCATCTGTATAAATTTCTGCTGTTTTTCGGTAGGTCTGCCCTTGGGAGTTTTAACCTCGATAAAAACCGCCCTGCCGTCTGATTTTCTGACACCGAATAAATCCGAAAATCCGGGCGGAACTCCCGTGTTGAAATATCTTCCGTCCTTTGTAAAGCCTGCTCCCACATTGATACGGAAAATATCGCAGTACGGTGCGATTGCAACACGGATTTTGTTCTGAATTGCGTGCTCTTCTGTCAAGCTATCATTCCTCTCTTTCGTGCCTGAAAATATGCCCAGCCTGTTTTGTAGCCGTGGCTTTTTGCGTATGCAAGCAAGTCCGCATAGCTGTGACAATCGTCGGGTGTGCTGAAATCAAGCTTAAAGCCCTCAACCTTAATAAGCTTTGCAGTAGTGTCGGTTTCAACGGTTCTTTCGGCTGTCGGGAAAACATAACCGCAATGTGGACACACGGCTTTCTGCCCTGCCGGCGGTGCTGAAAATGTAAAGAAACATTCGGGGCATTGTCTGACCTTTTCCTCCTGCTCCTTTTCGATTTTTTTAACACTCAGCTTTTTGCGTTTTTCAAGCGTCCATTCTCGGTCGTCATCAGGCATTCCGTGCCTTGCATAGTTACCGACATGGTCAATAATTACAGCCCTTTTGTTTGGTTTATAGCGCATACATCGCATTGACTGCTGAATGTAAAGCGTAAGGCTGTGAGTAGGACGGAGCAGAATTGTGCATTCGCAGTCAGGCACATCAAAGCCCTCTGAAATCAAATCCACATTGCAGAGGATTGTAATTTTGCCGTTCCTGAAATCGGCTATAATCTGTTCTCTCTGTGCCTTTGGAGTAGCCCCGTCAATATGCTCGGCTGAAATTCCTGCGTCACGGAATGCCTTCGCTGTTGCAAGACTGTGCTTTACTGAAGAACAGTAACAGACGGCTTTCTTACCGTCTGCAAGCTGTTTGTAATATTTGATTACATCGCCGAACACCGTGTTTTTAATCATTGCCTTTTCAATATCCGCTGTTACATATTCGCCCATTTTAGTATGTAAACCTGTAAGGTCGGCAACGCTCGGCGCATAGTAATCATACGGGGCAAGGCAGTTATGCTCAATGAGCCATTTTGTGCTCACCCCGATTATTAATTTATCGTTGACATCACCCAAACCGTCACCGTTCAGCCTGATTGGTGTAGCCGTAACGCCCACCCTCGGAACATCTGCGAAATGCTCATATATCCGCTTGTAGCTTTGTGCAAGGCTGTGATGATTTTCGTCTGTGATGATAAGTGCGGGTTTTGGCAATTTCTTCAATCTTCGTGTAAAGGTCTGCACCATACCGATTTGGCACAAATCCATAAGCACACCCCAGCGGACAAAGGTTATGAATATTTGGTCAACAAGCTCTCTCCTGTGAACAAGGAACAGCACTCGTTTCCCGTTCCATGTTGTTCGTCTTGCAATTTCTGCGACAATGCAGGACTTTCCGCCGCCACACCCAAGGACTATGCAAGGGGCTTTGTAACCCTCTCGCCAAGCCTGTCTTACCTGTTCAACAAGGTCATTCTGATACGGTCGAAGTTGCATTGCCTGCACCCTCTCTCTGCTTTTCCTGTTTCTTCTGCTTTATCAGCTTTGCGACACACTGCATACAGAGCTGTCTGCCGTAATTTTTGGTTGTGCCGTCAATGATCTGTTTAACGGTGCGTTTACCGTCCGAAAGTATCGGTGCTTTGCACTCATCACAATACTGTTCGGGTTGCATTGAATAGTATGTTCTCAATGCTTCATCAACAATTTTAAGGTCATTTGATATGTACATTGAATCAAACAAGCCTATCGGACTTTTACAGGTATCGTTACCGTCCGTTTGTGTTGCAAAAAGATACTTGCCGTCAACGACAACAGTTTTTAAAACCGTGGTAAACATTCCCTCGACCGAGATTTTTTCGTCAAGCAACTTGCCGATTGTTTTAGCTTTCTGTCTGCCGTTTTCGTCGGTTTCAATATGGCTGAGAAAATAAACAATCGTGTCATTCGGGAGAGTTTCAACCTCTTTCACAAGCTCCCAAAAATTTTTACCGATATCGGTAAACTTCTGAAAGCCTGTTTCCTTGGCTCTTCTCATATACTCGTTAGCCATGAGATACTGTGCGTCATCAACTGCAATCGACTTGCATTTCTGCTTTTTGATAAAGTCCTCAATATCAATGTAGTTATCGGAATTGATTGAAGAAGTAAATTTGGTTCTGAACGGAAGTGATTTTCCGTTCACATTTACAAGAGCAAGTTCATTTGCTTTGAAATTTCTTAAAGAGGCAGATTTTCCGCTGCCTGAATATCCTAAAACCAATACAGGTAATCCCATAAATAACACCTCACTTAATACTTAATGACTGCTTTGATTCCATATGGACGAAGGGGATTTCTTCGCCCTTTTTGCAGAGAGCCTTGACATCATTCTTTTTCACTTCGGGCATATTGTACTTTAAGAGGTGGTCAAGATTGTGTTCCTCCGCCCACTCAACAAATGAAATTTCATCATCAACAACAAGGCTCGGAGCGTTCTTTTTAAGCGACATAACCGCTCTCGGCATATCAATCTTCTGTCTGCCGAGTGCCTGCATTGACTTAAACAGATAGGTTTTAAGACTCTCCGCCTGTTTTTCTTTTTGTGACTGTCTTTTTGCAATTGCCGCCTTTTCGGCTTTAAGCATTTTAGCCTCGGCAAGAAGCTGTTTGTAGTAGATTGCAATGCTCTCGGCTTTTTCGTCAAATTCGCCCTCAATGCCCGTGAGAGTATCGAACCACGCTGTCAACATCTTGTTGCGGTATGCGTCCACATTGGCAATAATATTACCGTCATCATCAATCGGCATTCCGTCTGCATTCGTATCAGGTTCCCATTCGTTGATAGCGTCAAACTGATTAAATAAATCCGAGTACATCTCGGTAAGCTCATAAAGTTTCATTGTTGCTCCCCCTTAAAGATTTATGTTTTGTGTGGCAAGCGCCTCTATTAAATGTTCAACCTTGCCCTTGAAAAATTCCTTCTCCTGTGACTGCTTGGCAAAATCGAGCATACGGACAAAGCTGTCATATGCGATTGAAAAATAAGCCTTGAAAACATCCTTGTCATCCGATGAACCGTCAGCCGTCTGAACATTTTGCAGTCTTTCTTCGTACTCCTCTTTCTGTTTGCGAAGAGCCTCCTGCTTTTCGTCCTCAAGCTGTTTTCTGACGATTTTTTCATTATTGCGATACTCCGCTTCGAGCTCGTCATAATGCTTAATGTTCTCTCTTTCCAAAGCCTTAATCGTTTCGTTAAGTCTGCGTTCATTGTCGCTCGGCTCTGCAACGGCAACTTCGATAGGACGGCTTTCAAGCTCCTGAACTTTATTCGTCAGCTTGAAATTTTTGTTCTTTTCCTCTGCAAGCTGATTTTCAATATTGCGATAGCTTTCTTTTGAAGTGTCCGCCTGCTGCTTGTAATAGTCGGCGTCTTTCTTAGCGTTATTGAGCTGTCTGCAATAGTCAATGCTCTTGTCGGTTGCCTCCTGCTTTTCAGCTTTAAGGCTGTCAATTTCAGCCTTTAACTGCTTGACCGTTGTGTTTTCAAGGTCAAGTTTTTCGGCGATTTCAGCCTGTTCGGGTTCGCTTATGGTAGCGAGCAAAGCAAGTTTTGTAACACCTAAATGTAAACTCGAGTTTACATTTTGAGTGTTTATATTTTCGATTATCGAAATATACTTATGAGCCTGCATTCTGCTGAAACCTACCTCTGTTTCGCAATAGTCCTCAAAGTTCTGATATCCAAGCTCCTTGTACAGCTTGTTGTCACGCATTGTTTTAAGTCCGTTGCACATATCCCATATGTTTTGCTGTGCAAGGTTTGCGCTTACGATTATCTTCTGATGCAGTTCAATTGCCTGCCTATGCTGTTCGCTTACTGTTATTTCTGACATTTTTTATATCCTCCAAAAATTCAGCGTATTGCTTTTCAAATTTCTTGATTTCATCCGGCTTTTTAAATCCGCTGTCACGCTCATTTTTGTAACCGTGACACTGCATTATTTCCAATGTTTCGGGATTTACTTCAATCGTAAAAAACGGGATTTTCGGTTTATCTTTATGACGAATGAAAAGTATTATCGTGTCACCTCTTGCGTGCCGTCTTACATATCCGCCGACGCAATGCTGTAATATTCTGCCCTCTGCTATTATTTCTTCACCGCTTTTTGGGGCAAGCATTATAAGGCTTTCTGTGCTCATCAGCAACGGAGAAAGTGTCTTTGCCATTTTTGCAATCTGCTCCGTTTCTTCTTTGTTTGCATAGAAAGCAACCTTTTCAAGTGTTCTGTCGTGAGCTTCTTCAAGATGAGCCGGCATTATTTCTTCGATACCCTCGGGAAGTTTTTGGCAGTTATCAAGATAATCCTTCCACAGCATTACTCTCCGATTGTTTTTGCCGTACTTCAGAATCTGTCTGTATGTAAGGTTATTTTTGTGAAGTTCATCTACAGCATAGGTACCGAGCTTTGACAGCTTGCTTATGAACTCGCTTGCCATATGAATGGTCGGTTCTTCCTTTATCACACTGCGGTAAAGTTCAATTGCACTTGAATCATAATCTGCGAAAAAGTGCATATCCTCCTTACGACATCCGAGCATTTTAAGCAAGTTGGTTTCTTTCCAATGAATTTTATTGAGTGAAAGTTTGCCGTCAATCAAAAGCTCTGCAATATGCTCAAAACCGCCTTTAATCAGGTATTCTGCATTATTGTGCCTTACATATATGTTCAGCCATTTGAGAATCCCTTGAACTGTATATCTGTTTGAAAGCTCATCCGCACACGAATATCTAAGATTCGTATCGGTTATTACATTGAGATTTAAAAGTACGGTTGAGCCCCAGCCTGAATACAAGGTTTTTTCAGACGGACCCCAATACCACGCAAAACCTTGTGATGTAGAGGGGATAACTCCGTCTGTCTTCAGCGGATAAAATGATTTATCGTACCAGCGATATGCAAATCTTTGCATTGCGTGCTGTTCATATACATAAAGATATTCATCCGAAAAAGTATATCGGGGCGTCATTTCGACAGGATTTTCGTTGTAAATATCTTCCGAAAATCCCTGATAAGCCGTTACAAATCTGATGTACAGCCTGCCGTCAACAGCAAAGCAAAAACCAAACTTGCGACTTCTTTCAAGTTTTTTTCTGCCGTAGTGCAGGGCTTTTGCTTTTACGCTTTCCTTGCAATGACCGCAGACAAATTCCTGATTATGACAAAGTCGGAGCTGTTCGCCGATGTGCCAGCTTTGACAGCTTGTGCAGAAATAGTCGCAGGTTCTTTTGCTTTTATTTTCATAGAAAGCATACTGCGGAAAGTACATTGCTATCTGCTTTTCATGTTCATCTGTCAGGTCAGGAATCTTATTAAGCAGGCTGTCAGGATTTTTAATCATACCGACACCTACCAATCTATAAGATTGCCGAGGTCAAGAGTAACAGGATCTGTTTTCTGCTCTGCGACATTAGGTTCTTCAAGTTCGTATTCAGACATATGTATCTGCATTGTGAAAGTAACCTTTGCTCCGGGGAAAATCTTACCGACAATCTGCTGATACACATCAAGGTCGGAAACTGCAGCGGGAAGTTTCTTTCCCACTTCGTCAATCAGGTTTTCAAGGTTTTCTGCAGCCGTAACGGCTCTTGCAAATTCCTCGTTCTGCTCTGAAAATTCGCAGAGCATTTTCTTTACCGGCTCAAGAATTGCTTTAGATTTATGGTCTTTAAGATTTTTTTTGTTGCACAACTTGATTTTTTTTGTTGCAGAGGATATAATTGAATTAGGTTTATTGTTCTTTGTGCTTGTGGCATTCACAGTGTCACAGGCACTTTTTTTATTGCTCATTTCTTCACCCCCACACATTCAAAGCCGATTGTTTCGGGTTCTGATGATTCATAGGCTTTGAGCTTATTGCGAAGTGTACGGTTTTCGTTGCGATAACCGCTTGATGTCACCAGTTCAAGGGCGAGGTCTGCCCTTGCGTTTCTCAGCTCAATGCTGAGATGTCTGTTCTCTGCTCTGAGGTTTTCAATATCTTTGAGCAGTTTTCTTTTTGTCGGGTAATTTCTTAACCGCATTGTTAATGCTCCTTTATGTATTGTCTGATTTCTTCCTTATCAAATCGCCAAAGCTTTCCGATTTTGTGGGCAGGAAGAATGCCCCTTTGTGCAAGCCGTGTTGTGTAATCAACATTAAGTGCAAGCAACCGTGCCACATACGGCACATCAATTATCACCGGCACTTCATCCCAATTGATGATAGGTCTTTCTCTCGGCATATGTACACCTCCTATTTTTCGTTGGTAATTTTGTCTGAAACGATTTCGACTGTGTCAATAAGTTTAAGTTTTGCCATTTTCTCACCTGATTTCTGTTTTACCTATCTTGATTTCTACACCCAAAGCTGTTAAGAGCCTGTCGGCATTTTCAAGAGAAATGCTCTTTTTGCCTTTTTCCCAATACTGAATAGCTCTTTTGGTAAAGCCTGATTTCTTAGCAAGCTCACTTTGCGAAAAGCCTTTTTGTTTTCTACTTTCTCTCAAAAATTTGCTAAATTCTTTAATATGCATTGATTTCACAACCTTTTTATGTTATACTATATTTAGTGGTGAACCCCAATTCACTAACTATATATAGAAAGTGAGGTGAAATTAATATGAATCATTCATCACTTAAGAAAAGTTTAATAATAGCTATGTCTTGTGTTCCGGAAGTCGAAGGTTTAGAAAAAAACGACTTGATATTAACAACTTCTGCTGGAATCATTTCAGGCAAATTACCTTCTGAGCAGGAAATAGACGATGAAAAATCTTTGTACGGCGTTTTATATAAGATTTGCAATAATACTAAAGAAGAATACTTAAAAAATATTTCTTCTACAGATTCCGAACCTGTAATTGTTGGTAATGATGGTTACATAATTTTAAAAGATGTAAAAATAAGGTCAACATCATCCAATACAATTACTCATATGCCCTTTATGGTTGTATTCTACGACCAAATCATCGGCGTTACTGTTGGAAATATTAACTGATGTTATTTTTGTTTGCTGACTTTGTACTTGCGATACAAGGTCAGCAATTTCTTTTGATGTACCTTTTACTGTTATTTCCAC